TCCAGATGCAAATCTACATGGCGGGGCTGGGCATAGACCGAGCGTTTTACTATGCCGTGTGCAAGAACGATGACCGCATCTACACCGAGCGAGTGCGCTTTGATGCCGCCGTGGCTGAGAAGTACATCACTCGGGGCAAACGTCTAGCGCTTGATGACCGGATGCCGCCCCCGATTAGTACCGACCCGTCATGGTACGAATGCAAAATGTGTGCAGGCCATGACTTTTGCCACAAGAGCAAAGTGACCAAAGAGGTGAACTGCCGCACTTGCGCCCATGCGACCGCCAAGGATGACGGTACATGGTTGTGCGAGGAGTACAGTCACACGCTGACGTTTAACGAGCAATTGACAGGCTGCGCGGCTCATGTGCTGCATCCCGATCTTGTGCCGTGGAAATATACGCCTGCCGAGCATGGCGTGGTCTGGCACACCCCGCATGGCGATGTTAAAAACAGCATGACTGCGTTTCACTCGACTGAGATTGTGGCAAACGTGCAGGCGTGCGCGAGTGGCGATCCGTTTATTGATGAACTGCGGTCAACAATGGGTGCGAGGGTGGTGGAGTAATGCTTAGACCCTACCAACAGACCGCCATAGACCAACTGTACGGCTGGTTTGAGTCTAACTCTGGCAACCCCTGCCTAGTCCTGCCCACTGGGTCAGGCAAAAGTCATATTATTGCCGCCCTATGCAAAGATGCGCTGCAGCAATGGCCAGAAACCCGCATTCTTATGCTCACGCACGTTAAAGAATTGATCGAGCAGAACGCCGAAAAGATGCGCCAGCACTGGCCAAACGCACCGCTAGGCATCTACTCAGCAGGCATAGGCCGCCGAGAGTTGGGCGAATCCATCACCTTTGCAGGCATCCAGTCGGTCAGAAACAAGCCCGAGCAGATCGGTCATGTGGATATTATTCTTATAGATGAATGTCATCTGGTGAGCCACAAAGACGAGGGTGGATACCGCACACTAATTACTGATCTCAATATCATCAATCCGAATTTGCGAGTAATTGGGCTTACCGCGACCCCGTACCGTTTGGGTCATGGATTGATTACTGACAAGCCTGCCATCTTTGATGCCCTTATAGAGCCTGTCAGCATCGAGCAATTGATTTTCCAAGGCTATCTAGCACCACTGCGATCAAAGCACACCAAGGCCGTTCTAGACGTTACTGGAGTACATAAAAAAGGTGGTGAATACATCGAGTCAGAACTGCAGGCCGCCGTGGATACCGATGCAAACAATACTGCCGCCGTGTCGGAGATTATGAGCCTGTCCGAGGGTCGCAAAGCGTGGCTGATCTTTTGCGCTGGGGTCAAACACGCTGAGAACGTGGCCTCGATCCTGCAGGCCGAGGGCGTGACCGCTGCCTGTGTGACTGGGGACATGAGCAAGGCACAACGCGAGCGAATCCTGACTGAATTTAAAGCAGGCAAAATCCGTGCGCTGACAAACGCCAACGTACTTACAACTGGCTTTGATTACCCTGACATTGACCTGATCGGTATGCTGCGCCCGACCATGAGCGCCAGCCTGTACGTTCAGATGGCAGGGCGTGGAATGCGCCCTAAGTCTGCTGCCAAGGATTGTCTGGTGTTAGATTTTGCGGGTAATGTATCGCGCCACGGTGCAATCACAAACGTAAAACCGCCGAGCAAAAAGGGTGACAAAGAAGGCGATGCGCCGATCAAGCTCTGCCCTGAGTGTGCCGAGATTGTGCATATGTCGGTGCGCGAGTGTCCAGGCTGCGGGTTCGCTTTCCCGCCACCAAAGCCGCCAAAGTTAAAGCTGTACGATGATGACATCATGGGCAAAGACGGCACAGAAATGCGTGTACGGTCTTGGACATGGCGCAGGCATATAAGCAGAGCCTCGGGCAATGAAATGCTGTCTGTGACGTACTACGGGGCTTTGAGCGACCCGCCGATTACTGAATATTTAGCGGTCTTGAATCAAGGGTATGCAGGCGAAAAGGCAAATAACTTGCTGATGTTGTTGGCGAGGCTGTCGGGTGCGCCAATTGATAACGGGTTTGACGTTACTTTGAATTGGCTTGATTCAGTCAGTCGAGCCATGAACCAAGCAAGGCCGCCCGAGATCATCGAGTATAAAAAAGACGGTAAGTTTTTTACACTAATGAAAAGGAAATACGATCATGCGACACAACAAGCCGATATTACTGATTCAGTACGAGGACAGGATGCGGGAACGCCCTCCACAAGTTTGTCACAACTGCGCCTTTTATCTTAACGATGGCCAGTGCGAGATCCACAAATCCGCGCCGCCCGAGGAGTTTGCAGCGACGCCGAGTGCGTGTGATGAGTGGGAGTTGGAATGCCCATTTTGAGCGAGCATTACGAGCAGGCGCTAGTCATCCAGTTTATGCGCCGCACATACCCTGAAGTGCTGATCTTCGCCATCCCAAACGGTGGTCAGCGCAATCCTGCAACTGGTGCAAGGCTCAAGGCCGAGGGAGTTGTGCCAGGAGTGCCTGACCTGTTTATTCCTGCGTGGGGCTTGTTTATTGAGATGAAAACGATCACAGGCAAGGTTAGCCCTGAGCAAAAGGCAATGTTGGGTTACTTACAAAGTGTGGGATATTCTGCTATTGTGTGCAAAGGTGCTAACGCTGCGATAGCCCACATTACGGAAATGCGAAATGAAAGAAAATAAAGAAAAGTTTGTTACGGTACGCTTGCCTGAGTCAGTCCTGCTCGCGCTGCAGGCGGTCTGTGAGAGGGAAACTCGCTCGATGAGCGCCCAGATTTTGTACTTTATTAAACTTGGTTTAGGTAAAAAATAAATTAAATATTTGCATTTAATTGTGCTTTTGTGTGTTTTTGTGGTGTAAGATGTATCTCAGTAGCAAAACAAACCCAACCAGACAACTGACCGGAGTAGAAAAAATGAAAGCCATCAAAATCAACGCAGCAAACGTAGCCGCCATCCAAGCCGCACTTTCCGCCGCTAACGGCAAGGCTTGCACACACACCTTTACTGCCCTTGAAATCATTATTATTGCCGAGGCCGCCGAGGTTGAGGCGCTTGGTCTGCTTGGCAGCAAGAAAGACGTAGTTGGCGCAACGATGTTTGCAAGCTCTGGCGACAAGTTGCCCAACGCTTACAAGTGGGCGCGGCAGATAAACACGATGCGTATTGAGCGCCGTAGCAGCGGCTGGTGGCTGATTGAGTTGAACAACAACACGTTGAACGACAAAAGTGCAGGAAGTACCAGACTGACACTCACCGCCGAGCAAGACGCTAAAGCTGTTGCACGTTTCAAAAAATCATACGGAGTCAAATAAATGAAATCCACCCAGCTAGAACTAACAGATCAAGGCAACCGCGCCCTGTTGCGCGAGTTGTCTTGGGAGTTGACCGATGCCAAGGTCAAGGAGTTGGTCGAGCAGTACGCGAGCCGCCTGACCACCGACCGCCACGGCGAATATGTCATCCGCATCGATGGCGCTGAAGTTTTGATGTGCGCCGCCAAGGTTTACGATTTGTGGATTGAGGCGCATCATGTTGAGAAAATCTTGGTTAACGAGGAGGATGGCAGCGATGAGTAAAAGAAATTGGCCTCACGGCACGGACATGAGCGAACCAAACTGGACAGGCCGCACGGCTCGGCAGATGCGCGATTACAAACGCCATGATGACCGTATACCGCCAGTCGCGTGGGTGATCGGCTTGCTAGGCTTGGCTTTGGTTTTTGGTTTTTTTCCCCTGCTCAGTCTGGTGATGCAATGAGAACCGCAGATAAGATTTTACAAGTTTGCAACACGCCGAAAACGTCACAAGAAATTGCAGACTTTTGCAGCGTAAAGTTAAGTTCGATTTACTCGCCAATCGGCAGGCTGCAAGCTAAAAAACTTATTAAAAAGATCGGTACAGATCCCGTTAAGTTTGTCGTGTCTGTGCCAGTTTTTGATGTGCCTGAAGAAAATTTGATGATTACCCACGCGCACAACCCTTTCGGAATTAGGTCATGAAAGAACAAAGAGAACTTCAGACTTTGATCGACCAGTTGGAACGGTACATCAAAGAGCAAGCCGAGCAGATCGACAGTTTGCACAAAACAATTGATGCTTTAGTGATTGCTTGCGAGCAAGCCAACGCCAAATTAAAGGTTTCCGCACAGCCTGAGCAAGAGCCTGTTGCATATGCAGATTCTTTAGACCTAGCTAAAGATTGCAATTGGGATACATTTATTTGCAAACATTCAAGCGAAAATCACGAAGGAACTCGATTCAAAATTCCACTCTACACCGCACCACCCAAGCGTGAATGGATTGGGCTGACTGATGATGACGCAAGAGAAGTATTTGTTAGCACCCACGATTTAAATATAGCTATTCGTTTAATTGAAGAAAAACTAAAGGATAAAAATGACATTATCTAATTTATA